ACAAGGCAAGAAGACAAGCAGCACATGATATTGAAGAGGGAACTATGGATGATTTTATGAATAAGATGGGATTAGGAGACCCCGACCCATCTAATTATAAATCGGGGTTTGATGGTGCTGATGAGATTGTAGATTGGTTCAAACAAGATAAACCTGACGATTGGAGACAAAGAGATTGACAGCAAATTTCATTTATGAGGGGTGGATTGATACTGAGGTATGTAATCCACTTTTGAAGTTTTATGATGAATGTAAGTATCTAGATAAGTATACTTATCCAAGTTCAGAAGAACCTGAACATTTGATAACTAGTGATCTTAATAAGGGGAAACACTCAACGGATTTAAATCTACATCTTATAATAGCTCAAAAAGAAGAATGTCTTGACAACTACCTAAAGAATCTTTCAGTACATGTTAGTCGATACTTTGAGTTATTTCCTTATGCAGGTTCCATGCCTTGCATGGTTTCTGAGTTGTTTAACATACAACGATACAAACCAGGTGAGGGTTATAAAAAATGGCATTGGGAACGCAGTCATGTCAGGAACACCCGTGACCGACATTTAGTTTGGATGACGTATCTATCTGATAATCCTGATGGTGGTACTGAATGGGATCTGCAAAATAAATACGTCAGTGCTGAATTTGGTAAGACTGTTATTTGGCCTGCAGATTGGACTCATACCCACAGAGGTCGTGTTTGTTATACAGAGAAAACAATTATTACTGGTTGGATAGACTTATGTTACTAATAAACTTTTATTATGAAAAGACTTTTCCTTGTTGATGTTGGGAATGGTAGATGTGTGATGCATGATGGGCATATTCAACTCGGCATATTTTCTCACTCGGTTGAAAGACACATTGAGTTGAGTAATGATATCTGTGGTGATGATCCAATTGATTGGCAAGTTACGTACTGGATGCCTGATCCATTTTGTATCAGATATAAGAGAGTGAACTATCAACATACTATGAAAGCAAATGAAGGTTCTCCTAAGACAGATAATTCAGCAGACTATCCAAATCAAGCACAAACTAGATTAAATAGAACATTATAAAATTCATCTCCTAATATGACGTAATGCTAACCTTCTCTTTATGGGGAGGTTTTTTTATGGTTAAATTTGGGTTAACCCTCTCTATATAATTCGGTTTGCCTTAAATCAAGTTAACTTGATCTTAAAGACAAAATTTGAAAATGTTGTTATAGTA